CCTTGAAGATAGTCATAAAAGTATCTTTTAATTTTTGCCCTACCGCATCTATACCACCACCCATTAGTAATTCATATAATAAATCACCAACAAATACACCAATCGTTTCGCCAATCAGTGTTCCGAGAATTGGTATGGGTATGAATGTTCCAAGTGCACCACCTAATGCAGCACCTAATCCTTTGAAGATGGCTTGAGATGCTGGTTCTCCAGATAAAAGAGATACGATAGTGATGACAAGTGGGCCTACAATAGGAATCTTACCAAAGAACTTAGAAAGAAATGGTTTAGCACCCTTAAATGCAGGTGCAATAACTCCTGAAGCCTTGCCAAATATCTTCGCAGCAAATCCTCCAACCTTAGCTAAACCTTTCGTTACTAATCCTTTACCTGTTGTAAGTAACTTTGTTCCAAATTTACCTAACTGTGGAAATAATTTAGTTACTAACTGTGCACCTCTTCTAATAAAACCTTTAACAAGCTTAAAAGCATTCTTTATGTTTTTAATTACTGATTCTTTTTCATTTAAAAGATAACATTTTTTTTTTACTTTCTTACTCCCCCAAAAAGAAGTTTCAGGACACCAAAAGTCTTTAGGTTTTCCAACATCTAATTTGTTTAACCAAAAAAAATAATTTCCTTTTGGATCATTTACAAAGTATATCTTCACAATATCCTCATCCATTTCCATCAATTTATCATACTTGTATTTTTCTAGTAGTTTGTTTTCATAGTAGTCATTTCTAAATTTCATTTCAATAACAACTGGAAAACCTTTTGCAGTGTAACCTTTGGCGTCATAGTGTTCATACTTTGCACCACTCCATTTTAAATTCCACCCATCCAAATTTAGTATCGCTACTATTGCTTTTTCAAATTGATGTATTGTATCTAATTTTGCCATATTATCTATTATGTGAAATGGCATTACCATTATTTCTTAAATACTTCATTAACTTGTTTTATCCATCTTTTAATCTCTTTGTTGTTACAACTACAAAAGTTTGGCTCACTATATTTATGGTTGTAATACTTTGCGTGTAGTTCACACATAACCTTAAAATCTTCTAGTGTAATTTCACTATTGATTCTTGCGTGTACTTCATTCCAAGTTTTTTTATCTAAAGCTTTATCTTGTTCCATTTTTTTCTGCGTTCATCACACTTACATCCAGGATATATTTTTTTCCATACATACCTAATGCCAGTGTACTTTGTTATATAATATACTAAATCACCTAATTTCATTTGATTGTTTTTAAAATTTCTAAACAAAGTTCTTTTGGGACTTTACTTCTTTCGTAATTACCTTTTAAACCTTGCGTTCCAGTTCGACTTCCTCTTGGTGCTGCTTCGTGATGGCAGTTTTTGTTTCCATTAAAACATTCAGGTCTTGGTTGCCAACCATCAGGATTGAATACTGATCTAAGATTGTTAGTCCATATATCAGTAGGTTTTGCTCTTTTATCTCCGTAAGTACAATACCATACTGTTGTTCTTGGTAAAGTTTGCATAAAATCAAGTTTTCTTAATTTACCTCTAGGGTTTTCTATATACCAATGTTTTGGTTTAATTTTTTCTATTATTTTGATTGTTTGTTTTACAACTTTTACTCCAAATATTGCTTCATTGGTTTTTGGGGTATGGTCTTTATTCCAGTGTTTTCCAATACTAGCTACACTAAAATAAGTACAAGGTGGACTTGCCCAAATTATATCTATTTTATAAGGCAACTTATTTATGTCAAATTTAAGTATATCAACTACATAATCAATTCTAGGAAAATTATTTATGTCAGAACTAAAAACATCAAAGCCAAGACTTTCAGCTGCTTTACCAAAACTTCTACTTCCAGCAAATAATTCAAGAACTTTCATAATATTTCTTTAAGTATTTTTTTTACTTTGTTATAAGTCCTATACAAACTATAATAACTAATGTGGCTTTTTTCTGATAGTTCTTTTATGCTTGTGCCACCCTCAATTATTTCATACACTTGCTTATCGTACCAATGCAATTCATTTAGTTTTTTTATTACTTGTTTGTATTTTTCTTCTATGTTAAAACCCATTGGTGTTTGTTTTCCTATTTTATTTATATAGTCATCTATATTTATAACATTAAATTTTGACTTTTTTATTTGCAAGTTTGTAGTCATATGTCTTAACATCATATATATATAGTAATAATTTATGTCATCACCGTATGATAAATCTTTACCATTACGCAAATATTTTATCACTCTTACATACATTTCCTGCACAAGATCCTCTGCGTAATCATCAACTCCAAATGATTTAACAATCGCAATCCAGTCTTTATGTTTGTTGGTTAGTTTCTCTAAGACATTCAAAACGGTGCTTTTATTCTTTCCAATAAAGATAAAAGTACGGTTTTTTTTCCATCTATTTCAAAACCAACATTATTTTTTATGCTCTTTAATATTATAGGTGTATCTATTGGTGTTGGTCTGCCACCAGTATCTACATCCTTAATTTTCCTAATATGTAGTTGCAAGTTCATCCATTCAGTTGGATGTTGTGTATATCGATGTATGACAATGAAGTCATCAGCACGGTTAACAAACTTGCCACCACCCTCAACATCTGCTGCAAGTGGTGGAATTGGATGTCCAGCGTATGGATGTCCTATTGGGTGTTTTATTCTTAGGGCGTTAGTAGCTGCGTGTGTTGTAAGCCAGATAGATACATTTTCTTTTTTGCAAAAGTTTCTCATTTCGCTAGTTGCCTGGTAATCGTAATCGTGTTTGTTTATACCACCTAAAACATTTCTGTCAATAGATAACGAGTTATAAGGATCAATTAAAAAACCATCATACTTCCAAACTTTGTTTATACTTTCACCTAAACTAATTAGTTGCTTATAAGTATAAAGTTCTTGTGCATCTACAAATTTAAAATGTTGATATACAAATTTAGCTTGTTTATTAAATTCTTCTTCTTTTATTAGGTTGATTGGTTTTGCTTCTAAAAACTCTATAAGTTTTTTTATCATTTGGTGTGGATCATTCTCACTTGAAAATACCAACCATTTCAATTTATGAACCACACTATATAATAGCATTAAGTACAATGTAATTGTTGTTTTACCTGAATTGGCGTGTCCTAATATTAGATTAAAATTAGATTTCTTAAATCTTAAATATTCATCTATTTCTGGTATGTCTAATTTATAACCCTCTGATACTTCACCCTTTCGTACTTTTATCAGCTTGTCAATTTGCTTGTCATAGTTAATCAGCATTTGTCATAGAATTGTTTGCGTAGCTTGATGCTTTTTTATAGTTTTTAAAATCACTATGGTAAATATAATCTACAAACAATTCAAACCAAATAATTTTTTCTTTTAAATTATTTATTTCCTCTGACTCTTTTGTACCACCATTTTGGTTTGTTTTCATCATCTATATTATGTTTATTTATTATATTACCCTCAAGATCTAGAATGGTATATCCTTGTTTTGCTAAAAGTCTTAATGCTCTTAACTGTTCCTTTGCCCTTTCTTCAATTCTATAACTTTCAAATATTTCGTTGCTTATTGGCATTATAATTTCTTTTTAAATTCTTTATATTTTTTTACTCTATTTTTTTCAGCTTCCTCTTTCGCTTTCATAGCAAAATCAAAAAGTGCTGGTATATCATCTATCAAAGCTTGTGCATCCCATTCAATATATATTTTATCCTCACCATCCCAGTTGCATACCTCACATTCTATATGAACAATACCCGCTGATTGATGTAAACTTGTAGTTCTATGTACCCAGTATTCTTTCATAATTATATTTTAAAATGGCAAATCATCCCTATCAGGACTATGATCAGCAGTTGTTACTTCTTTTGGTTTGTAATCGTTTAACTTAAAATATTGTTTACCAGCTTTACTTTCACATAAAGAAAGATTTATAAAACCTTTTGTTGCTCTTGGTTTTAACTTGTTAAGTTCTTCAATTAATAATTCTATGTTTACTGAAACATCACTTTTTACCCAATCTACTTTTGCTGGTTTTGGGTACAAACCACTTATAAATTTTATTTTATCCATTGTGTACGTATTTTTCTATTTCTCTTGCTAATGTAATTAATTTATTTCTATTTTCTTCTTTTTCCCAGTCAAACAACTGCCCTTGGTATAAATCAGTTGCCCTATTCATACTACTTTGCCTAATGATATAAGTTTGAACATCATCAGTTTTTTTATACTCTATCTTTGTTTCTTTTGGCACTGGGTTCTTTGTTTTTATATATGCTTTATTTTTGTTTTTATCTAGATCATATTCTATTTCACTACCCTCTTTGTAATATAAAACATCAGTTCTATAAACTAAGGGTGCGTGTCCGTTGTCAAAAACAAACACATATTTAGTCCATTTATCACCATCATTATCCCAACTTTCTTTAGGTTCTATTTTTTTTAATATTGCTTTGTAAATCATAAATTATTTTTTTTAATTGTTTATTTTCTTCTTCTAGTTCTTGTACTCTATTTCGTAGTGCTTTTATTTCAGCTACTCTTAATCTTGATAAGTCTGCACTACCTGTCATAGTTTACTATTTTAAAACCCTTAGAACCAATAGGTGCAGATTTTTTTATAGCTTCTATCGCTTCTTCAGGTGTTGTAGCCATTACAGTTTGTACTCTAAAATCATAACTTTCTATCGGTTCCATATTAAGAAAGTGATATTCTATCTCGTATTTTATTATTTGTTTCATTTAGTAAGTATTAAATATGACAATAGCACTATAATACCTAAATAAGATATTGCTAGTGCTATCATTTTTTGTTTGTATTTTTGTTTATTCATAAAAGTTGGGTGTAAAAAATCTAACACACCATTTATCAACACCCTCTAATTTGTCAAACCATTCTTGACTACATTCTTTTAAAGGTGTAGGGTTTTTGTAATCTGGTTCACCATTTTTCAATGTAGGGTATATATTACCTGTTATGTCAATATGGCAACCTACTGATTTAAGTTCTATTGTTTTTGTCATTTTATTTATGTTTTAGTAATATAGTCCTGAAAATTTGCATTTTCCGACATATTCATTTAGTTTTTCTTTACTTGATAATATATCGTTTATATATTTTTTTGCAAATTCTAAATCATCTTTTTGATTATCAAAATCTTCTTGTAGTTCATTTAATATATAAGAAACTGAAACATCACTGTATTCATCAGCCACTTCAATAATTAAAATTAATTGTAATAAAGTTAAATTTTCTTTCATTTTATTTATGTTATTTATTTATTTATAAAACAAATATATAAAAAAATATTGAAATAAAAAAAAAGGGGGTTATGAGAACCCCCCCTTTCTTCTAAATAAACATAAATAAACCCCCTATGAAGAAGTGAGGGATGCGTTTAAATTCTTATAATGCTCAATCATTTCAAGCAGTTCAAAGTTAGTTATTTTTTTTGTTTCCTTAGCTAACATATAAAGTTTTTTTGCTTTTTTTTCACCTAATTTCATACCAAACTTATATTGTTCACCCCCCTTAAACATATTGCAACCAACGCACTGTACCTGGCAATTATCCTCATTCCATCTAGTAGAATAATGCTTTCTTGATTGAAAATGTCCGCATTGTAACCTTTTCCAGTGATCTCGTTTACCACAAGTATAACATTCAGCAATATCGTTTTTAGCATATCTTCTTCTAATATATTCAGAAAAAACAGTATCTAATTTTTTTATTAGTTGTTTTCTCTTTGCCATTTAAAATATTTTTTTATATTAATATATAAGTACTACTATATAAATTACTAGTAAATATATATAACTAATAAATATAAATAACTTATAAGATATATTATCTACCTTGTCCTTTATATTTTTTAAAGTAATTTTTACTTGTCTTTACTTTACTACTTTTAGTTTTGGTGTGTATGCCTTTACGTTTTCTTGATTTACTTTTGTATATGTTTACTATTGCTTTACGTGGCATTATTTATGTCTGTTGTTTCCCATAACTTTTTCAACACCACGACTTCCAAAATAAGCACCAACTATTAAACTTAACAAACCAGTAATACTTTCAAGTGGATAATCTAAATACCATCCTACAACATAAGCAACACTAAAAAATATAAGTGTCAAAGGTCTTACGTTTGCTTGTAGCCACCCAGCACTAGCATCTGCAACCCATCTTTTAGTAACCTCTTGCATCTCTATTTGATCTTGTTTTATGAGTTCTAATGCAATATCTTTATCTTGTTGAGGTATTGTATTATCTTTCTCAATTAAGTTCTTTACAACGCCTAAAACACCATTATCTGGTAGTACATCCCCTACAACATTAAATAGATTGCTACCTTTGTCTAAAAGAAATTTGCCGACTTTAGTTTCAGAAAATCTTTTTTTGCTCATATTTTAAAATATAAGTATTTTGTTTTACCTCTTTCTTTTACTGCCTTTAGTATTTTACCTCTGTTTGCACCTGGTCTATAACTTACGTGTACCCAGTTTGGGTTTTCGTCATCACCAAATTCCCATATAGCAACATCAAACTCTAGGTTTTCACATATATAGTAAAACATTTCAGCATTTGTCTTGTAACCATATATGTCATCTAGATCAATAGCTAAACCTTGACAGTGCATTGAGGTAGAACTACCACCAACTGCTTGATTTGTAGCTTTATTTCTAAAGAAGCTATTTATTTTAATTGCACCACCTACCCATTCTCTTAATGGTTCAAAAACTTTTTCAGCAATCAACTTCATATTTTCAACTTGTTTTTTTGTTGGTTTATTGTCTATGCCTTTACGTTTTGCAGTTGCACTATATACTGCTTCCTTATACGAAATATGTTCACTTATTTTTTGCATTCTTTCTTCCCTTTCTTTTTTTACCCATTACTGCATCATCTATATCACCTATTTGATTACCAACTTCTTTTATTGCTTTACCAACATCTTGAAGTTCTTTTTTTACATTTCTTGCTCTACGTTTTATTTCTTTGCCTGTTGCTTTTGCTCTTTCATCTACCGTTGTTAAACTCCACATATATATCCACAAGTCATAAAAATATTTTTTTGTTAATTTCCACATAATATAATTTTAAATGTTTGTTTTTCTTTTGTATATAGTTCTAAACAATATAAAAATAAAAAACAAGGTTAATAAATTAAGGTGTGGTTCACCACACATACCAGTTAAGTGTTCTAAAAAATGTATCATATTTTAAAATTAATTCCTACTTTAATTTGTTTGATGTTTCTATCCCAGTACCTTTGTAGTGTAAGTTCGCTAAAAACACCGAATTTTCCAAATCTAAAACCAAACACTCCGCCTGCTGAATAGTCAATCCATTCACCATCTACATAATTACCATATGAATATCTTTCATCACCACTCATTAATTTGTGTTTTGTCATTACACTTCCGTATAAATGCAACCAATGGCTTTTTTTATAGTGGTAGAAATCAATTCCGAAAACTGGTGCAAGATCAGAAAAACCACCAATCATTGAAAGTTGTTCACGATTATATCTGTTTACTACATTTTGAAATACACCCATTCGATAATCTGCATCACTAGCGGCAATAAGCTGCCCATCTTGATTAAACCATTGATAATCATACCCCATACTTTCACCAGTAAAAACATCAACCATTTCATATAAACTATCTGTATGCCCAGCATAATCATATGCTAACACCCACCAAGGGTTTTCTTCTAGGTATTTTTGAACAGGGTTATGTCCGTATGCTTTTTCGTATGTACGATATATTGCACCACCACTAATACTTAATTTTTTACCAATAGGTAAACGTAGTCTTAACTCTGCACTTTTATAATCAATATCTACAAGTTCATTTTTTTGGTACTCACCCTTAATTAACCAATAGTTTGCAAGATACCTTACAAATATTTCTTGGTTATTAAATTCTCTACCTTGTTGCCTACCACGTGAATACTCTACTAAATATTCTAAACCTTTATAAGCACCTATGCTTGATTTGACACTAGCATTTTTTTCATCACCATCATAAAATTTATCTCTATCTTCATATTGAAAGTGTGCTAATTTACGCCAACCATATGTCATCATCATATCTGATGGATAACGCCTTGTAGTTTCTATTAGTTCATTATCTTGTGTTACTATAAATGTTTGTGGTGCTTGTATTGAATTTGTTTGTGAGTATGCACCATAAAATGTAGAATACTTAAATGCTTTTTTAAATATGTTATTCTTTCTTACTTTTTTTAGTTTGTCTTGTGTTATAACTTGTGTATAAGTCAAGCTCGTAATAAGTATCATAAAAAGTGTAATCAGTCTTTGCATATAATAATTTATTAGTTAATTTATTTTTTTTTGGTTTTTTTACTAAATATATAACAACACCACCCAGTGTAGTTGCAAATAAATCAAAGTCATCAAAACCACCATAACTTATTTCATCATATATTTCTTTACCTAAACCAACAGCAAAAGCACTAATAATAGGACTTTCTGGTGTATTAAATACTTTTTCACCAACATACCCACTTATTAACCCAGCTGCAAAATGTAATTGTTTATCTTTTTCTATTTGTGCAAATGTAAACGTACTTAGAAGCGTTGTTCCAATAATAAGTCGATATGTTCGTTTACTAATTGCTTCCAATTTCCTGGCAGTTCTAATCTTATATTACCCTCTATTCTCAATTCTTCTTCACCATCATTATATAATATAACAGTAGGCAGATACTGAATTTTGTTTTTGTCAAACAATTTTTTAGAATTTGACATAAATAGAGTTTCTACATTATAATCTTTGTAGTCATCTAAAGATATTTCTTGTGCGAAACTTGCAGTGTACTGAACTATTGAAATAGATTCAGTTTGTGCATTAATCACAGCCGTTACAAAAAGGACAATTGCCGTTACACATATTTTTTTAATTTTTACGTATTTCATATAATCTCTCATCTATTTTTTCTAGAGATTCTTTTATTTCATTAACATCTTCTTTTACAGTCATAACATCAGATTCTATTTTCTCAATGCTTGATCTAATTAATTTGTCTTTGTAATCCCATTCGATAGGGTTTACAGTGTTGTTGTTTATTGCTTGTATATCTTCGGTGTTTGATGCTACACTACTTTGTAAAGTAAAGTATGTTGTAGCAATAGCAACCACACCACCAATAATAATACCAATAGTTTTTAAATCTAATGTTACGTTTGTATCTTCACTAATCTTGTTTTTCATCTTTTGTTATACTTCCATCTTCTAAATTAATTATTACTTTACCATATTTTTCTTCAAGTTTATCCATATGGTTTTTTTGGTCTGCTTCTAACTGAAAGGTATCTTTATACAGTTGTTTTATTTCAGCATCTAAAACTTGTATCTTTCTATTCTTGAAACCTATCTTTTGGTCGTTGTATGCAATACTTGACAAAATTTCTTTAATGTAGTTTAATTCTTCTTTACTAATTTTTTTCATAATTATTATTTTTAAATTTTAATTTAAAGATAAGGGTTCTTTAGTATATTCTCTACCATTTTCTTTAAATTTGTGTACAGTCCAAAATAAACCATCAGTACGCCAGTTGCCTAAATATCTTGGACTACCAGCACATCTTCTGTCATTCGGTCTTGCAAACTCCCATACTCTATTTGTGCCACCTTTTATTTCATCATATGATTTAACATAATATATATCAATACAACCTAATTTTTCAACAGCTTCCATTAGTGGTATTAAGTCATCATCTATTTCACCAGTTACACATATATCTATATCTGTTGTTGGCCAACCTTCAAGTATACCACCAACTACATATAGCTCGTGATGCAACCAGTCTAGCTTTAATAATTCTTCTATGTATTTTTTATATATAGGATCTTCTAATCCTTTCATATAAGGTATAAAAATAAAACTACCATTTACATTTTTTATTTCACCTTCTAAGCTATCATCAAATTCGTCCCAAAAAGTTTTAAGAATTTGAGTTTCATTGTTTTCGTTCCTAAAGGTCTTTATCACTTCTTCTTTTTTCTACATTATACAATTCTTCTACTATCTTTTCCCACTCTTCTTTACCTATATGAAACTGAAAAGCCGTTAATGTACCTTCACAAAGAGTTGTTGTTTGGTTTAATTGTTTTGTTAAGTCTCTAACAACCCTTGTTAAAGCTTCTACTTTTAATTTTAATTTATTCTGTGGCATGTTATTTTAAAAAATGTG